AACGTAGGTCGACAGGTATCCGAGGTAGCAGACCACGTACACCGTCGAAACCTGGGCCAGAATGATCGCCCGGCGCCCGGTCGCATAAAAACGGTACGGTATAGACGCATTCCACAGATTCAAAACCGGCGAGGAGCTCCCCGCAGCGTTTACGTACCCTTCCTGGGCTTCGAACGCGAGCGCCGCGTCATAGGACAGGAACCCGCCGAGCCTCCAATTGTAATAATCCGCGGGAACGTTAGAGAACGGTTTCGCACCGATGATCAGGGGATCCGCCGGCGAGCCGAGCGAGCCTGGCGCGCTCCAGATGTACTCCGGTGCGGCCGTCCGGAGCGCGGTCCACGCCATGCCGCCGGACAGCCCGGTAACAAACGTGTGAAATTGCGCCAGGAGATCGAGGTAGCTTGACGCCGTTCCGGTCTGGGTCGCCATTAACTGCTCCTGCCGATAGCCTTCGCCGCGCTTTTCGGGTTGTTCGCAAGATGGTTGATCACCACTTTACCGCCCGCGCGCGAGGCCATGTGCTTCACCACCAGCCCTTCCTCCAAACCGATCTGCATGTGGACGTGCGCCGGGCTGGATCCCGCGCCGGTTCCCGCCACCAGGCCGCCCTCCGCGAAGCGCGCCGGAGCCGCCATCGTGATCGGCGCCGAAATGCTCAACCCCCGGTTCATCGCATGCAGCGCGGTCACCCCGATCGCGCGCACCGCGGCCGTCCGCAGCACGAATTCGCCAGGGGTCAACATCGCGTGGACCGAATCCGAGCTGCCCCTTCCCGGGACCTGCCCGCCGCCGGCCATCCCACCGGAGGCCGCGGAGGCCATCTCTTCCTGGGTCGCCGCCTCCTCTAACTGAATCGCCGCCAGGCTGAGCGCCGCGGCCGCGGTCATCAACCCGGAACTCGAGACACCCAGCGCCGTCGCGCCCGTCACAATTCCCGTCCCGCTCGCGCTCACCGCGATTCCGGAGGTCTTCAACGCCAACGCGGCCGCCTGCAACGGAAGTGCCTGCGCCGTTCCCGCCGCCTGCGCCTCCGCAATTTTCGGAGCGCCGCCAGCGACCTCCGAGGTCTTGTGAAACGCCGCCATCAGCTTCTGGGTGGCGATCTGAATCAGCATGTGCGTAACCATTTTTTGAATCGAGGAAACGATGGAGTCCGCGAGTCCGGCGAACGCCTGCTGCATGTTCCGCGCGTGCTCGATCCCCGAATCGAAAAATTGTTCCAGCGGGCCCGTGAGTCCGGACTCGATTCCTTTTTTTAGCGTCGCCATCTGCTGCTCCGCCTGGTTCGCGTCCAATCCCACCTGATCCAGCGCCCTTCCAAAATCCAGCGCCGCCTGTTTGTCCGCTTCGTTCCCCGACGCGATCGCCGCCGCTAGTTCCGCCTGCTGGATCGCTCGCAGGCCCGGCAATCTTTTTGCTTCTTCCGCGCGAATCAATTGCTGGCCCTGAACCTCGAAAATCTGGCCGCTTTTTACTTTCAGCTCGATTTCCGCGCGCGCATCGTCAAGAGCCTTCATCGCGGTTTCGCCCTGGACGCGCGTCTCGTTGTAGGTCGCAACGGCCGTTATGAGCTCGTCGTATTTCGCCAGTTTCGCCGCTGAATCGTCCTTCGTCGCATTTGGCGCCGACGCAAGAAGCGTCGCGTATTCCTCTCGTTTCGCCGCGGCCTCTGCTTTCGCGCCTATTGTCGTCTGACCCTGCAGGTCAGAGATCTCCTTCGTATACCCCGCTAATTTGAGCGCCTGCTCGACCGTCGCTTTCCTCCGGGACTCATCCTCCTCGGTCATCTTCGCCGCGGTCTGCGAGCTGGTGAGGGTAATTTTAGCGGTCAGCTCCGCGATCGCTTGGGTCGCGCGAGCTGCCGTCTCCTGCTCCTTCGCCGCCTGCGCCTGATACGCCATCTGTTCCGGGGCCAGCATTCCCGGTTTCCCTGCTTCGCGGGTATCTCGAGCGGCCTCGAGGTTCGCCCTGGTCCGCGTCGCTTGTTGGATTGCGATCTGCTCCTTTAAGGCGGCGATCTCCTGGACGCCCGCGCGTTCGAGCTCCGATTTCCGCGACGCGTAGTATTCGGTGAGCGTGATGATCCCACGGTCAAAACTGCTCTTATCAATCGCCTCACGCTGCGATGCTTCGGATTTCAGCAGCTCCAGCCCCGACGTGATCGCTTTAACCTGCGAGCTCTGCGCTAGCGCGTACTTTGCGTCGTTTTGCTCCTGTTTTTTCAGCGCCGCCTGTTCCGCAGATTGATCCACGAGCCCCGGGTCCTTCCCCGTCGGGACCTTTGCCTTGGCCTCACGTGCCGCTTGGGCGGCCTGGTTTCGCGCGTCCGCATTTTGGAGTTGACCTTCTATCGCCGCCTCGCGCGCGTCGAAATCCGCATTGATTCGCTGCTCGTCCGCGAATTCGCTTTGCTCGTAAGCGGTGCCCGCAGCCTTGAGTCCCTGAGTGACGAGATTCTTCATCTCCACCATCAGGTTCATGACGTGGGCGCCAATCAGCGCAGCGTTGCGGCCCAGCGTATCCGCCGCACCCATTGCGACTTCAACGATAAATTTGAAAACCGAGCCCGCGATTGCGCCGAGCGATTTAAAACCGTCGCCACCCTTCCCGGCGACGCTGGCGACTAGAGCGTTCGCGACATCGGTCAACGCCGGCAGGAAACCGTTCTCGAATTGTTGGGTGACGCCTTCCGCGGATTCCTTGAGAGATTTGAGCGCCCCCTCCGTCGCGAGGAGGTCCTGGGCGGTCTGGGTCGAAAGCAGTGTGCCCATCTCTTCCGCCTGCTGCTTCACCCGGTCGAATCCGTCGCCGGCCAGTTCTTGAAACGCCAGTAAGAGAGATTCCGCGCCATCGCCCAACAACTTGTTCGCCGCCGCAACCTTCTGGGCACCCGGCGGCATCGAGGCCAGGGTGTCGGTCACCTTCCGGAGCTTCTGATCGAAATTGAGCCCGATGAAGTCCTTCGCGGACAATCCGATCAGCGCGAGCGCTTTCGCGCTTCGCTGGTTCCCCTGCTCCGACTGGGTCACCACCAGCGCCAGCTTATCGATACCGCTCTTCATCGCGTCGACGTCGCCGCCGGCGTTCTTGGTCGCCTGGGCATACACCGACAAAGTCTCCGCGGAGATCCCGGTGACCTGAGCCAGCTTCGCGATTTTTACGCCACTATCGAAAACCTGTTTTCCGAACGCCGCGAACTGCTCGATCGCCAGGACCGAAATGAGGCCCTGCATCGCGCCCTTGAGGTCGGTGGTGCTGCCCGCAACTTCGGCTTGTTTGTCTTTCAGAGCGGTGAGGTTGGCCGTGAGGTTCTTTATGGCGGCAGCGACCCCTTGGTCTTCTGCCGTTATCTGTATCTTTATTTCAGGGGCATCAGGCACGCTTGTTCCTCCGCTGCTGATTTATCCGCTGCTCCGATGCAGTAGCCCACCTACAATTGCCCGGTCGGTAATCGCCGTCGTTGTTCCGCCGGTCCAGTGAGAGCCCCCGCGGGCGCAACCCCATATCGCGATAGAACGCTAGAAAGGAATTCGCCCATCGAGCGCAGACGCGAATCCCGCGCCCTCCGTAATTCCGAAACCCACCGCTTCGCGGGTTTCGGCACCGATCGAGCATCTGCCCCCAGCACCTATAGATAGGAGTTTTGCTCATCCCATGGGTCGTGTTGCGGACGTTTGGAATGGCAGCTCTCAGACAGCCGCAACTCTTAGAGATCCCGTTTGGTAGGGTTGAGGCCTCTACAGTCCGCCGGGTTCCGCAGGCGCACCGCGCGCGATAATAGGAATGGGTGCCCCGCACTCCAGCGAAAGAGAGCACCTTCCATTTCCCAAATCTCTTACCTTCGAGTCGTTGTCGTCTCATAAGGCTGTGCATCCTACCTCAGAATGCTCGGGATGTCCGGTGGCCTCCCGGGATGCTTTCGATGCGGAGCGGTGAGCGCCCAGACGATCATTTCGACGTGGTAGTTCTCGCGCGCGCTGGCTCGGAGGTATTCGACGAACGCGAGGAACAAGTCCCGCAACGGCCAGTTGACTACCCGGTCGATTCGCTCTGCGTCGTGGCCGGCAACTTGTCGGATGATTCCGCCAAAAGTTCCGAGGTCGCAACTGCCTCGCTCACGGTAGCGGGGGCCGTTTCGTTCTGGCTTAAAGATTTCGGGGAAGTCGTCCGTGATACTTCCGCGAGTAAAAAAAAATCAGCCACCAATCCGACCAGCGCGCTCCGCATGATGGTTTTTTCCCCGACGTCGGTTATGTCGTCGAAGATTTTCGCGTTCCGACCCGCCTCGTCCCTGCTCCACTTCTTTTCTGACTCGGTCAGGACGCCGGCGAGCACGTTCGACGCGTAACCACTGCCCAGAATCTTCTGCAGGAGAGCGATGGCGTTCGACTCCGGCTTGACCCCCGACGCCAGATTGAGAAGAACATCCGTCGCGCCCGCCTGGCCCAGCCAATACAGGAGGTAGTTGTCCTGCGCCGCCGTCAGGTTCTGCTTGACGCCAAAGAACTGCCGCCCGTCCAGCGTGAAAGTTTCGTCCGCCATTTTTTTGTTCTCCCCGCCGGCGGCCTGCACCTGCGCAGGCCGCCGCGCGGTGGAAGTTTTTACTTCAGGAACGTCGCGTGACCGAACGGCTCGGTCGGGTGAGCAACCGAATCGTCCAGCACCAGGCCGTCCATCGACCAGTTCCCATACTCGTCCGCGATGAACTGGATCGTTCCGGTCGGCGACAGATTCAGCTTCCAGATATCGAGGCCGATTTTCTGTCCGTCCGTTGGATCCGGGGAAAACTTCAAAGCGCCCGTCAACTGCGGCTTCGTTCCCATAGCCACGACGTCCTGTGAGCCCACCACGGTGTGGTAGGTGATCGTCGTCGCGGAACCGTCAACCGCAGACGTGGTGACGGGGAAATAAAACGCGCCCGATTCGGTGTCCACGCAGAGGTAGTCCGTTCCCTCCACCAGCACCGTGACGCCGTTAGTCAGCACCGGCGGAGTCGCGGTGTTGTCGATGTTCATTTTTTGGGTGTAGAAAAAACGGCCTGCGTGGGTCGCCGTCGCCGAAACCAACTGCTCGGCGGTGACGGTGGCCGCCGCGGTGGACACTATGGTTTTGGACCCGCCCATCAGCGCCAGCGCCATCACGTCGCTTTTGAAATCGGTGCCCTCGATGGTCATTTTGATTTGCCGCTTTTTCAGCGCGGTCGCGATCAGCGCCGCGTTCGCGTTGATGCTTCCGTACTGCTCGGCGATATCGTCTTTGGTTTCTGCGCCGAATTTCGTGGCGTTCCCAACCGCCATAAACCCGGTGGGGAGCCCGTTCGCGTCGAACTGATCGAACATGACGAGCCCTTTACCGAGCATCGGTACGTACTCCAAGGGATAAACCAGAGGTTGCATTTTTTCGCTCCTTTTTTAGTGGCTCGAGCTCGGGTCGGTCCTGCTCGTCCGGTACTTGACGGTGAAATGAATCGCCGCCGCCGCTAACACCGTGTCGCCTTCTTTCGAGGTCCAGCTCGTCTTTCCTTCTGAGACGCCGTTCGCCAGACCACCGAATTTCTCATTATTCAAAATCTGCCAGAGCACCCATGCGATAACCGGATCGAGTGCAGCATCCGGAGGCGTGGTCTGGGATCCCTGCGCGCGGCATTCCACCTTCAGCGTCAACGCGCGCTCGGTCAACGGGGCATCGCGCCTGGATCCGATCGGCGACGGCTCCTCGTCCTCGGAATACAGCAGGACCGCGGGCAACCGGTCCGCCTCGAGGGGCCGCGTTCGCTCCCGGTGAACCGCGAGCCCGGGAACCGGCGCCGGGCCCGCCGAGCTGCTGCTGTACAAACTCGGCGACGCGGCGCCGGCGAGGAGATACCCGCAGGCCGCTAGAATAATTTGTTCGCGGATCGTCAACTGATTGCCTCATTCACTACCGCGCCGAACCAGATCACGCCGGGATTCACCCCCGCCGGCGGCGCCAGCCCCGGCTTTATCACAAGGGAATCGCCCGCCGCCAAAAACCAGTAAGTAGGACCCGCCGAATTGTTTTGCAGAAGTCCAACCGTCTGCGCCGCAGACGGATTAAATGTTCCGCCGAATTGAACCGTAACTCCGCCGATCA